AGGCATGATTGGATTCCTGAGTGGTATCAAACTTATGCAAAACGATGATAAAAAGGACTCCAAATGCTGACACTACTCTCAACCTTGATTTCTTTTTTAATGGGCGGTTTGCCAAAGATTTTAGATTTCTTTCAAGATCGAGCCGACAAGCTACATGAGTTGGCTTTGGCTCAAATGCAAATAACCCGTGAGTTGGAATTGCGTAAGGCGGGGTTTGAAGCACAGGAAAGAATTGAAAACATCAGGTCTGAACAATTGGCTACTGAGAGCGCTGCTAACACTCAACAAATTTTGATTGGCGCACAACAAGCCGAAATGTCGGCAATCTATGCCCATGACACAAGCCTAAATGAAGGCACATCACCTTGGATGAGGAATCTAAGGGCTTCTGTTCGCCCTGTCATCACTTACGGTTTCTTTTTCTTGTTGTTGTTTGTAGATGTTGGCTTGTTTGCGTATGGATGGCATAGCGGTGCAACATTTGTGGATTTGGCTGAAATGTTGTGGGACTCTGACACCCAGGCCTTGTTTGCTTCCATCATTGCTTTCCACTTTGGCGGCAGAGCCTTTGGCAAATGAACGTCAGTTCTAAAACAATTGAAATGATCAAGCACCATGAGGGTGTAAGATTTAAACCGTATCAATGCCCAGCTAAGTTATGGACAATAGGAGTAGGTCATGTTCTTTACCCAAATCAAGGCAAGATGCCAATTGATCAAAGAGGCGGTTTCCCTTTGGCTCAAGAAGATAATCGAGCGTTTTCAAAAGAAGAAGTAAATGCAATTCTTAGGGCTGATCTTGCTAGGTTTGAGAAAGGAGTGGCTACTTATTGCCCTGTGCCTCTTACTCAAGGACAGTTTGATTCGCTCGTTTCATTTTCTTTCAATGTAGGTCTTGGCACTCTACAAAGGTCAACCTTACGTCAAAAGGTGTTGCGTGGCGATATGGCGGGCGCTGCCGAGGAACTTCTAAAATATTGCATGGCGGGTGGCAAAGTCCTAAAAGGTTTGCAAAAGCGCAGAATTGATGAAAGAGCGCTATTTCTTAGCTGACCTGATAAACACCGAAAAACTGTCTATCGTGTCTTTGCCAAAAGAAAGCGCCTCTAAGCGTTTAACGTAGTCATCAAGGGCATCGTTCCAACCCGCATCGTAAGCAGCGCATACAGCGTCTATGGAGGCTTCTTGAGCGCCCGTGATGCGTAGCAAACTAATTAGATCGTCTTTGGTCATTTGTATTCCTTTGGTGTCGGCCTATTTTCCTAGAAATCCAACAACTTTGGCAAATCCATTTATGCCCCATGTCAATCCCCCCCTCGGGTGGTTTGACTTCATCACACTTATTACAAGATCGTAATTTGTGGACGGGTTGATTGCCATTTAGTCCAAGTGGATACATTGCCATTCTCTTTCGTTTCTGCCTGAGTTTGATTTAACCGTGTTGCCCGTCAATTGGATAAGCCCAATAACTTTCATTTCGTTGAGTCGCCTAGCCACTTGATTGCCATCTAAGTTTGTACGGGCTGAAATGCCATCTTTGCCCAAAGCACCGTGTTTTTGAAGGCAATCCAAAATAGTTTGGTGGTGCTGAGACACAGAGTCTTTGATTGATTCCGCTGCCTCAAACGATGTAAGGGGATCATTTGCACGAACTCTTGGGAATTCAGGCATGGCAAAAATGCGTTTAAATGTTTCTTTATAGTCCATGATGTTTCCTTATTTGGTGGGGGTACTAGCTGCTCGTCTGCAAGCTAGGAAAATCCTTTGCACAGCGTTCCCCCCGTTAATTAGAATGGGATTTCTTCATCGTCCCGTGGCAAACCTTTATATTCCTCTTTTGGCTTTGGGGTGTTTAGATAAGCCCAACCGTTCCAACCGCCATCGGGAAGTGGGATGCTATCAAGTTTAAGCATTGGGCCGTTCTTTGTTTCAATAACCGAGCCAATGGTTTGATAGCGTGATTTTTCCACACCCTCTTTGTTTTTGTATTTACCCGATACAACGGTAATTTCGTAAAGTTTAGACATTTTTAATTTCCATAAGTTGAGCAATTTTGATGTCAAGTTCATTTAAGAATTTGACAATTTCTTCTTCCATTAGCCTGATATACATATTGTCCCTTGGGACACGTTTAACAAACAATTGAAGTTCTTGGGGCAGACGATTGTCAAAAGACACAAAGTCACACCAGCTACGGTTCGTGCAAGCCATTTGGAATTGCATTTGCGTGTTGTACTTGCCTGGCACGGTTTGAGACAACAAAGTCTCAATGTGCGTGGCGGTGTTGGGGCATTTGATTTCTAGCAAGCCATCGTCCCCCACAAGCCCATCAGGGGACGCACCCGCCATGATTATTGATGGGTGAGGCACAAACCCCACTTCATCAACTAAAACGTCTTTAAGCGCCTCATAAGCTGCTCTGGCTAGGGGTTCTGTTTCTGTGCCGTGTTGCATAGCAGCATTGGTAAAACTCTCTCCCTTTTCACCCGTTAGGCGTTCACATACCAATTGAGCCATGTAGTTGTCACGGGTTGCCGAATAGCCCGTTTTAGTCTTGGCAAGCACATCGGCCACACGGGATGCGGTGACTTTGCCAATTCGTGCTGCAAACCATTGGTCTGAGCGTTGTTCAATCATTTCAATCATAATTTCCCCTTTGCTTCATCTTTAGCTGCAATCACTTTAATCTGCCAAGCCTTGTCGCCATCACAAGCCGAGTAAGCTATTTTGTAGGCCAACTTCAATTCGTCTTGCGTCTTAGCGTTGTGGATGGCCAAAAACAAGTCTGTCATGCTATCTGGGTCAATGGTTGACTCAGGCTCTACAAAAGATGGCAGATCGTCACCGCTATACAAATATAGACCAAGACCATGCAAGCTAAGTGCTTTGGTCATGCAACGCATGATGGCGGTGTTGACTTGGAAAGCATCGGGGCTTTGAATGGCTTTGTTGCGGTGATCCATCACGGGTAGCTGGCAAGTCATTGGTTTGTCAAACATGGTGACCGTAACCCAAACCATTGCCGTGCCGTTGATGTCCATGAAACATTTGTCGCCAAACATTTCTACTTTGAACGTGGCTTTAGCATCGGCCTTGAGTGCTTCAGCCCATGCCCAAGCCCATGACAGATAAGTTAGGTTTGCTTTCTTTTCTGTATGTTCATTGACATTCAGTTTAAGTAATTCTTGGACGTTCATGCTTCTTCCTTTAAATAAGCCGTTAGGCGTTTGATTCGGTCTGAGTGGTAGTCACACATACGCTTTGCATATTCTTGGGCGCTGAGAGCCACTAGCAGCTTTCTATGTGCCATTTCAAGTTCTTTAACCGCCAACTCATTAGCCGATGGCAAGCGGAAGTAATCTTTTAGTTGGTCAATCATGCTTACCCCCGCCAGGCTAAAAGTACACCAATACCGCCAAAGATGACGATGGCTAAAAAGCACTCAACAAGTGTTTGGATAATCTTAGATTTCATTTTGTTCTTTCAGCATACGAGCGTGGTGAATCTTGGTTTCAGACATGATGTGTTGAAATTCTGATAAGGGCAGATCACAAGAAATGTCATCACCTTTTAAGTTAAAGATAAACACATCGTAGATTTCCGCTGAGTTGTGGTCATGGGGCATATTGATTTCTGCGGGGTAGTAGTCATAGCCGACTTTGACATTCTCAAGCGTTGTGCCATTGTCATAAGACACAACGTCATCAAAGTAATAGTGGAGTTTGAATTCAGTCATTTGGTTTCCTTGGAGGGCCGAAGCCCTGCTTGGTTAATCTAAATAAACTGCATCAAGTTTTGTTGAATCTAAAAGTTTTTTGTGAATTTTTGCTAATTGCAATTTCACTTGCTTTTGTTGGCTTTCAGTCAAATCATCAAGATCGGCTGTTTTAAAGTTATAGATGTTTTGAATCCATCCAATTACCAAGTCACTTGCAAATTCTTTTGGTGTATATCCGTTGATAATCATTTTGTTTCTCCTTTAAATGCGTGATGGTTGTGTGCCAACTAATTCGCCATCCATGATTTTGAACAGGATGGTTTTGGCAATGTTGAGGGTTTGTCTGGCACGTTCTGTGTCTCTTGTCATTAACTCTTGAGCGTCAGACATAAGGCCAGCAACAACCATGTTGCCGCCTGTGAATTGGTAAGTGATAGATTCTTTGACTGACTCAATGTAAGCGTCAATATCCTCAAAACCATACATGGACACGTTGCGGCT